CGGTTCGGTGTCAAGCGCCGTGCAGTCGCTCAACAGCGTGGTGGAAGCGGTCACGGCCCCGATTGCCGCCGCGACATCTTGCATTCAGCAGGCAACGACCACGGCTCAATCGGCGCTTGCAGCAATTGTGCAGCCGCTTTCGCAGGCGCAAACTCGCGTTCAGCAGTTGATGGGTAGCGTCGATAACGCGGTGGCCGATATGCAGGGGCTGACCTCGGGCGTGTTCAATGGCGCGACACCGCAGGCGATCCAGTCGCTCACCACGGCGAACTTGGGCTTTGCCAATGCGCAGCCGGTCTATGCGCTGAGTGCCGTGCTGGGGCGCATGCAGTCCAACATTACCGCGGGTCTACCTGGCGCGTCGTCCAAGATGCTGGCGGTCAACGGCGGCAATCTGCAGAGCATCGCAGCCCAGCAGTACGGTGACGCGACCCTGTGGCCTTCGATTGCGAAGATCAACGGACTGTCTGATCCGAATCTACCTGCCGGGGCCATGACGCTGCAAATCCCGTCTCCAGCCGTGGCGAATGGTGGCCTATGAGTGCAATACGATCTCCGCGCTGGTGCGTCATGCTAGGCGGTCAGCCGGTTATCCCGGTGTCGTGCAGCGTTACCACAAACCCGATGTTTCTGGCCGATGAGTTCGAGATCGTGCTGGCGGCCAGCAGCAATCCGCTGGCGCAGTCATGGCCTCAGTGGGCGGCGTACACCTCCATGCAAGCCGAGGTGCGGGCTGGATTCCCTGCCGATCCGCAGAACTGGACATCCGATGAACTCACGCCGATGATTTACGGAGACGTAGATCAAGTCGCCATTGATCTGTTGGCTGATACGATAACCCTTTCAGGCCGCGACCTGACGCACCGATTCATCGACCAGAAAACGCCGCAGAAGTGGCAGAACCTAACGCCATCGCAGATTGCCGATCAACTGGCGCAGCAGAACGGACTGAAAGCGCAGATCACGCCGACGCCGGGGAACACCAAAGCCGGGCATTTCTACAGCGTGGATCATGTCCACCTGACCACCAACGAGACGCAGTGGGACTTGCTCACTTATCTGGCGCAGCAACTCGGATGGGTGTGCTATGTGCAGATGGATACCTTGGTTTTCGGCCCCGGTGGACAGCCTGGGGGCAATGACTACATCGTGCAGGCACCAATTCCGGGCCAGCCTACACAGACAGATGTGGTGCGCCTTATGTTCGCTCGCAATCTGACCGTTGCCAAGGGCATCGTAGTGGAGGTGCGATCCTGGAACGCGAAGCAGGCCAAGGGGTTCACTGTGCGGGCCAAAGCGCATCCGAACGTCAAAACCGCGCTGGCTGGCAAACGCCCTGGCATGAGCCAGTCCATCGGCGGTGATGCACAGGTATTCAGCTACACATTCCCAGGGCTGACTGTCGCGGACGCGCAGGCCAAAGCAAATGCGCTGCTGGCCGAGATCAGCAAGCAGGAGCTGCGCGTGATGATCGACATGCCGGGTGACATTGCTCCGAGCAAGGGCCAGATCGTGCGCATCAAAGGCACCGGGAGCGTTTTCGACCAGCCATTTTACCCGTTCCAGGTACATCGCACGATGGATATGCAAAACGGATTCGCTATGAGCATTCACGCGAAGAACCACTCGCCCAATTCGACGGTACTGGCATAATGAATCATCTTGTCAACCAAATGATGCAGCGCATGGGCGCTCAGGCCGCCGGGACATTCACGGCTCGCATGGGCACCGTGTCAGCCTACGATCCCGGAACCTACGCTATCAAGGCAGTGATTGAACCTGAAAGCGTAGAGACTGGCTTCATGCCGCTGCTCTCGCCGTGGGTAGGCGCAAGCTGGGGCGCATTCTTCGCGCCGGAGATCGGGGCGCAAGTGCTGATCCTGTTCCAAGAGGGCAGCTCTCAAGTCCCCGTTGCTGCGCTGTTCGCTTTCTCGACGGCCAAGCCGCCCGTATCTGTCCCAAGCGGAGAAATGCTGCTTAAACACCAAAACGGCAGTCTCCTGCATTTCGACAACGGCGGCAATGTGACGATGACGGCCAATGCCGCCATGACGCTCAACGCGCCTGCGGGATGCACCATTAACGCAAACACCACGATCAACGGCAACGTGCAGACAAACGGCAATATCCAGGCCAGCCAGAACATCAGCGACCTGAACGGTACGCATGGATCCATATCCTCTCTGCGCAACGCCTATGACAGCCACACGCACGGCGGCGTGCAGACCGGCGGCGGAAACACATCTACACCGAGCACGATAGTATGAGCATCGCCCACTGGTACGGAAACGACATTCAGCTCGCGCCCAATGGCGACGTGGCAATTGCTACCGGCATCGACCGCGTGTCGCAGCGCCTGCTGCGCGTGCTGCTCACCAGCGCGCAGGACTACATCTGGCATCCAACCTATGGTATCGGAGCCGGTAGGTATGTTGGAGCGGCTCTATCTCCCGCCGTCCTTGCCACCCTCAAGGCGAGATTCCGTGGCCAGATTCTTACCGATCCAGATGTTGGCACGAATCCGTTGCCAAAAATCATTTTCGACACGGCGCAGCCGAATCTGCTGGGCGTGACAATCCAATACAACTACCGCCCAAGCGGCCAGTTGCAAACTCTGAGCTTTAACATCGCAAATGGCTAATCTAAACACACTCACTTTCGCGCAGGTTGTCCAACAGATCGCGGCTGCTGCGCAGGCGCAGTCCCCTTTGCCGTTTAATTTGGGTAGCCCTGAGCTCGCATTGGCCGAAGCCGATGCAGGCGTGGTTATGTGGCTGCAAAGCCTGATCGTCAGCGTGCTGGCGACCACTCGGGCCAGCACGTCGCAAGGGCCTGATCTGGATTCTTGGATGGCCGACTTCGGCCTGACGCGACTTCCTGCAACGAACGCGACCGGCACACTAACGTTTTCTCGGTACACCGCGACGAACGCAGCGACAATTCCCGCAGGCACGCAGGTGCAGTCGCAAGACGGCACCGTCACCTATGCCGTGGTTGCCGATACTACGCAACCGCTGTTTTCTGCTGCGTTGAATGCTTACCTCATCCCGGCAGGGACTACATCGGGCAACGTGACCGCGCAGGCTGTTACACCAGGCGTCGCAGGAAATGTGCAGATTGGCGTTCTGACATCGCTGACATCCGGCATTCAGAACGTCGATACTGTCACCAACTCTGCCGCGATCACGAACGGCATTGACGCGGAAGCGGACGCGGCATTTCGAAGTCGCTTTCAGCTTTATCTCAGCAGTTTCGAGAAAGGCACCAATAACGCCATCTCCTATGCGCTGGCATCCATGCAGCAGGGCATTGCCTACACGCTGACCGAGAATCAGACCTACAGCGGGGCTCAGCAGCTCGGGTACTTCTATGTGGTGGTGGACAATGGCACCGGCAGTCCGCCATCTTCGCTTATAACCGCAGCATCGTCGGCCATTGACGCCGTGCGTCCCGTGGGGACGCTCTTCAATGTGTACGCGCCCATCATCGTCACGGCGAATGTGGCCTGCAATGTGACGGCGCGACCGGGATATTCAGCCGCTACCGTTCAGGCAAATGTGGTCACGGCAGTTACAAATTACATCAACAGCTTGCTGCTTGGGCAGTCGTTGATGTGGAGCATCCTCTACAGCGTGGCCTATGCCGTGCCTGGTGTGCAGGAAGTCAGCGGCCTGACGCTCAACGGCGCATCCGTTGATCTGCCATGCACCACGCATCAGGTTATCAAGGCCGGGACGGTTACGGCATGAGGACGTACAACACGCAGACGGTGGCCGTGCCGCCGTTCCAGCTTTGGATGCTCAACGGCTGCGCGGTCAACAACGGCGCATTGCAAATCTCGCCGTCCTTCGTGCCGTCCTCGACCATTGCCTACGCATCCGGTTATCGCAACATCGGCGGTTACGGCAAAGGGTATATGAGCTACACCAATCAGTTGCTACTAGGCACGACGATTCAGGTTTCCGCCGATTCGCCAGACGTGGCGATTAACCCCGTCACTATGACGGCCATTGGGCAGCTTCTGTGGTCAGTTCAGACCCCGGCGCTTTGCACCGTAACTGGCTATTGCAGCTATGACAGCGGCGCGACATGGCACGTTATGCGCAATGGTTCATGGTGGCCTGGGATGGCGCGCAATGGGGCGTTCACCTACAACGAAGTGCGGTTCAGATTCGTGATGACCACGCCACAGCAGGGCGTCACGCCGACCGTTGCAGGCTTGCAGGGTTACATCACGGGGTTCTCGCTAACGCAAGACACCTATTCATTGCCGACCAGCGTTGTGTCGTGCCCACCGGCACCAACCGGCACGCAGGACGATATGTTCGCCCGGTTGCAGGCCGCATTGCCGCGTGGTTGGTTTGGCGACAATCCGCCAAACGTTAGCGCATTACAGATGGGCAGCGCGCAATCATGGGCGCAGGCATACAGCGAGATATGCGCCTTGCACGCGCAGACGAGGATACAAACGGCAACATCGCCAATGCTGGACATTGCGGCATGGGATTTTTACGGCCCAAACCTCACACGAAACCCCGGCGAAACAGACGGCGCTTTTTCCTTCCGCATTCGCCAACGCTTGTTCATCCAGGTGGCAACGCGATCCGCGATAGAGACCGCAGTTGGCATGGTGACAGGCGTCGATCCGGATATCATCGAATTGACCCGGCCCGCTGACTGCGGCAGCTATCGCACCGGCGGCACAGGATACACCGCTGGCGGGCATTACGGCACCACGGTTGCGCAAACCCCGTATCAAGCCTTTGTGACGGCCTATCGCAAGCAGCCTGTTTACACCGGACTGGTGGGCGGCTATGGCTCTGGCATGACCGGTTATTCCGATGCTGGCGAATATGCTGATATCCAAGAGACCGTTCCGCAAGATAGCGCGATCTATGACGCCATCAACCGCGTGCGTCCAGAAAGCTCAACGATCTGGACGCGCATTCTCAACTCCCCGATGACTTACGGGCCCGTAGTTTCCCTCTAAACCGGAGTATCATAAATCATGGATCGTGTAATCGTCTATCCGGGCGCTGTGCCGCTCGAAACCGACATCCTAAACACCAACAAGTTCGCTCTTGCGGGCCTGGCGAATCTCGCCAAAACGCTACTCGGATCAGGCCCGTTGCTGGTGGACTTCACATGCACACCGACATCGCCAGCCACTCTGAATGTCCAAGTCTCGTCGGGGCAGATTTATCAGATAATGGCGCTAGATAGCTCGGCTTATTCGAGCCTTGCCGCCGATGCGCACCAAGTTCTCAAACAGGGCATTTTGTGGGATGCTGTCACGCTGTCTTGCCCAGCGCCGACGACCTCGGGCTACTCGATCAACTACCTCATCGAGATCGGTTATTTCGACACCGACACATCGTCAGTTGTGCTGCCATACTACAACGCCAGCAGCCCGAATCAGCCTTACAGCGGCCCGAACAACACCGGCACGGCGCAAAACACCGTGCGTCAAGGCCAATGCTCGGTGCAAGTCAAAGCAGGCGCTGCGGCAACGACCGGCACGCAGGCCACGCCTTCGCCCGATGCGGGCTATCTGGCGGCGTTTGTCGTCACGGTCGCATACGGGCAATCGACCATCACCAGCAGCAACATCGCTATTGCGCCCAACGCGCCGATCATTCAAAGCGGCGTTACAAGCAGCAAACTGACCCAAGCGCAAGCCGATGCCCTCTATCAGCGGCGCAATTTCATCGTCGAGGCCGGGGCAGCAGGACTGCTTTCCAGCAACGCCTACATCGGCACCTACGTCAACGCCATGCAAGTCAGCGGCTCTGGCGTGCCAGTCACGTTGCCGGGAAATTGCGCTGGCAGTTATGCCGTCGCCACGGCCGCTGCAACTGCTTCACAAACAATCAATATCCTTAAGATGGCAGCAGGATCAACAACATTGACCACGGTAGGGACGATTACCTATGCGGCAAGCGCTGCGACTGGGACATTTTCCACGACTTCCGGCGCTTCAGTGGTATTCAATCCCGGTGATACGCTATTTGTGCAGGTGAGCAGCACGGCTGACAAAACTCTGGCGAATGCAGCTATTTCGCTTTTCCTGACTTATTAAGGGAAAATAATGTTTATTTCGATTCCTTGGGGTTTGAATAGCAGTAAGGTGGGAACGTTTGCTTTATTTGGCGGCGGCTACAACAGCAGTGCATTAAGCACCACCTCTATTTACACCTATTCCTCAAATACCGCATCTGCTGGTGGGAATTTGAGTTATACAGTGGAAAGTTTAGCCGCAGCTGGTAACAGCACGCTTGGTGTGTTTGGCGGCGGCGACAATACCTCCAACTCCTTAAGCAACACCTCTATTTACACCTATTCCTCAAATACAGCATCTGCTGGTGGGAATTTGAGTTATACAGCATCGCAAAATGCGGCAGCCGGTAACAGCACGCTCGGCGTGTTTGGCGGCGGCTACAATAGTAGTGCATTAAGCACCACCTCTGTTTACACATATTCCTCAAATACCGCGGTTGCTGGTGGGAATTTGAGTTAT